ATGGAACTTTGATAAACCTAAAAATTTTAATACAAAAGTAAACAGTCAAATACCTACAACAAAAATTATTGAAACATCTGGTGCACGTGTTGGAACTGTAGATGTAGAAGTTGAAACAAGTACTTTCGAAAAAGTACAAAAATTAAAAGAAATATTTTACAAAGAAGTTGGTGATGAAGAAGGCATGCCTTATGTAGATATTTTTGTCAGTGATATAGCAGTTTCTACACGAGAACAACAAAATTTAAATGCAATAAGTTTTTATATAAAAGATGGAAACATACAGCCATATATGTTGGATTACCTATCAACATTTGACTACTTAGGCAGACTCTCAAACAAAGAAGTTCAAAAACAAGTTATCAAACAATGGCAGAATAACACGTTAAGGGTGAGAACAACTTCAAACACAGAAAGCAGCTTAATGACTCCGTTACAAAGTTTAACTGACATAATAAGAGACATCGAAGTAGAACCAAATATAAAACAAGTTGAAGTTGGTGGAGATAATGTTGCTTAATGAGTGCACTAACACCAGACAGTAAATTTGGCAAAGTACAATCGCCAAGTGACATACAACAACCTAAAAGTTCTGTTTTAGATAATTTAGGTATTGGTATCAAACAAGGTTTTGAAGAAACAACTTTAGCATATGCAAAAGATTATAATTTACTTGTAAGAGCACGTAACGGCAAAGACGACACTATTGCTTTCGATGAATGGAATGAAAGCAATCCATATTACAGAGAAGATATAAGTTGGAGTGAAGATTTAACTTGGGATATTGCACGAAACATACAAGATGAACTTGCAATACAAGAACAAGCAAATGCAATAACAGAACGTGCAACTGGTTTAGGAAAAGTTGCAAGATTTGGCGGCATGTTTGTAGGAGCCGCACTTGATCCAATAAACTTTGTGCCTTTCACTTTTGGTGCTGGCAAAGCTGTAAGTTGGTTAGGTAGAGCAAGTCGTATAGGTGCTGCGAATGCAGTGATTGAAGGAACAACAATCACTCCACTTGCACTTGCCGCACAAGAAGCACGTGGTATTGAATTTGGTTTAGATGATGTTGCATTAAATTTAGGTTTTGCTTTTGGTGCTGGCTTTGGACTATCCTCAGTAGTGGATGGTGCACGTGGTGCATTTAGAGCCGCACGTAGTCAACAAGTAAAGGTTGATAAAGAAGTATTAGATGAAGTAAACAAAATTAAGAGTCCATTGGATGAAGGCACACAATCAACAGACATAGATTTAGTTGGTGCAAAAACAATTTTAGGTGCAAACAGAAGAACTGGCACAGCAGAAGCAACAGACACAAACTTACTCAAAAATACCAATATATCCAATCTCACCGAAACACCCATCATTGTGAGAACAGATGGTTTCGTCAGTAAAAATATAAAAGACAGAGGCACACGTTTATACAAAGAAGATAACTTTCTTGTTGTTGAAGGAAGTAGATTTGACATTGTAAAAATTGTCCCTACCCTACAAACAAGAATTGATAAAAATGTTTTCCCACAAGTACTATTCAAGTTCACTGATACATTAGATGACGAAGTGATTGCATTTGAAAGACTAACACAAAGAACAAAGCTGTTAGAAAAACAAACTGGTAGAACTGCAAAACTTGATGACACACAAGTTGAAAGAACACGTGTAAAAATAGAAGAAGAAAGTTTTGACATTGAACTCGATGACACTGGCAAAGTTAAAAGTGTTTTTAACGTTAAAAATGGCAAACGTACAAATAAGCTCGCAAAAAAAGAGGCACAACAAACTATAAGAACACTTAGTGAAACTGTAGAATTAAAGAAAAAACAATTAAACACAGAATTACAAGATTCAAGTGTAAGGCAAATTGACAAACAACTTGTTGCAAACAGAGGTGGCAGACAATCAAGTGACGACTTGCTAAAGACAAAAGAAGCTTACAGAACAAAAAATATAATAGATGCTGCTGATGAAAGCAGAGGCACACAATACAATCAAAGTGCAAAACAGATTGATGAAATGATTGTTGCTGTTATGAGCCAGCCAGTCTTTAAAAAACGACAACTTGATGATTTAGGTATAACTTATAAAAAAGATACTGGCGAACTTATAATTAGAAATCCAAATGAAGCAGCCAAAGATTCACTAGGAAGAATACTTGTAGATTTAAAAAACAAACAGCAAGCATTAAAAAAAGAAAAACAAGCAGTTGAAGACTTACACACTTGTTTGCCAATAGGAAGTTAATATGAGCAAAAAATGTTTTGATGATTTTTCAAAAACTGTTGGCAGAATAGTAGAAGCTGACGAACAAGAAATTTTATTACAGAAAGTTAGAAATAATAAAGAACAATTAAAAAATGAAGGCAAAGATTTTGAAACACAAGATGGTGATGTTACCGCCTTGCAAAAAGTTGTTGAAAAAGAATTTCAAATCAAAACAAAAAATGCAGTTGATACTACAATACGTAGATTAAGCACAGAAACACAGTTAAAAACTAGATTTGAAGAACTCGATGCTATTGCAAAAAAGATTGGTGACAGTGATAAAAAATTAACAAAACAACGTGCATACCAACGTGCTTTTATCAGCATGATTTATAACACAAATGATACTGCTGACATTCCATTAGAAAGTATTGAAAAAAGTTTATTTAAAAATTCGTTAGGAGAATTTTTAGCAAAAACACAAAAAGGTATTGGCGAAGAACCAATCAATTTTATTTCAAAACAAGAAAACTTTGATGACATGTTGACTGAATTTTTTACATTTTTCAAAAATCCCAACAACGTCAATTCAGTTACAAAAAACATAAAAGCATTTAAAATGGCAAAGGAATTTTTTGATGCAAAATATAAGATGTTTGAAAGAAGAAAACAAAATGGCGACAACAATATTTTGTTAGAACAAAACATAAGAGTTAGATGGGCACAAAACAAAATTAAAAAAACTAACAAAGATGAATTCATAAAAGAGATTGCAGAAGGATTAGACGAAGGTGTACACGGAGATTTACAAGCAAGGAGTCAAATTGCAACGAGAATATATGACAACTACACACAAAACAGTACACCAGATTGGCGAGCACAAGGTGATACAGATTTAAAAGGTTTGAACGATGCAGACACTGCAACGCCATTGGATGCAATGCCACAAGATAGAATTCCAAGTTTAACATTTAAAGATGGTGCAACTTTTAATGCTGTAAGCAGAAAATTCAGTGATGTAGACAGCAGAGTTTTGTTGATGAATTATTTTAATGAAACGTCACGTGAATTAAGTTTAATACAATTTTTTGGTGCTGATTACAGAAACGGAGTTAGGCGTTTTATAGATGAATTAGAACAAAATCAGAAATATGATAATGCATTTAGAAGCAAAGGAAAATTAGGTGAAGTTGATGCTGTAAAAAGATTTTTAGATAGAAAAGTAAATCCAATAATTGCTGAAACATCAAAACTTGCAAGTGGTTTCACAACGTTGAGAAATTTTGAAGCCGCCGCAAAACTGGGTGGAGCATTTATAACTGCATTGATGGACACGCCAGTAATGATTATTGCCGGCAGAAAATTATTTGGATTGCCAATGACTGACTTGCTGTCATCAGTTTTTAGATATGGCAAAAGTGGAGCTCCGTCAGACATGAATGATTATGCACGTTACATGTTAGAAGGCTGTGAAAGTTATTTGGGTGCATTACAAGAACGTTTCAACGTATCAGACAGTTTAACAAACTTTGGAAAGGCTGAAGGTGTAAGTGTTAGAACTGCACACGCCGTATTCAAATTCAGTGGTTTGAATTGGTGGACAGAAGGACGTAAAGCAATGGCGGCTGGCATATACGGACAAGAACTTGGTAGACTAATAAAAAACAAAGTACCATTTGAAGAACTCAACCCACAGTTTAGACAACAATTAGAAAAATTTGGAATAACTGGCAAAAGAAAAAGTGGTGAGGCTGAATGGCGAAAACTTCTACGTGAACAACCGTTAGATGAAAAAGGTAGAATTGATTTATATGCAATACGTGAAGATAGTTTTGAATTTTCTTATGGCAAAAGTTCAGTAAGACAAAAAGTTGCAAGTGCAATGAATGATGCAGTTGATACTATGGTAATGACGCCATCACAGTTTGATGTTGACTCTGCTGCTTTGTTCAATGATCCACTTGGTGTTGGCGGACAAGTTATAAAATCAATGACACAATTTAAAGCACATCCTATTTCATTGTTTAGAAAAGTTTATATGAGAAGTTACAAACAAGAAGGATTAGGCAGTACAGTTTCAACAGCCGCCGCACTTGCCGCAACATTAACGTTTATGGGTGGTTTAATTTTACAACTAAAACAATTTTTGGCTGGTAAAGAAACTTACAAACCAAACAATGAATTTTTTGTACAAGCAATTAGACAAGGCGGTGCACTAGGTATTGTGCAAGATATGTTTATGTTGTTTGGTGGTGAAAATGTTATACGTGCTGTGACTGGCGGTAGAACAAAATATCAATCACAAACTAGAATTTCAAATGACTTGCTTGGTGTTTTGTTCAGTGATTTTTTAAAAGTTTCAAGTGTGGTAACAGAAGTTCCAATACAAGCTTCTAAATATTTTTACAATGAAGATTACAATTTTGATCGATTGATGAGAAACAGTACAAAAACAATTTTAGACTTAGTTCCAGCACAGTCACTTTGGTACACAAAAATGTTGTACAGAAAATATTTGCACGAATATACTGCACAACTCGTTGATCCATCTGGCTATAATAAACGACAAAGAAATTTACGTAAAAATGCTTTAAAGGATAAAGGCAAATCAAAATATAATAACTTTATATACGAAAACCTTCCGAATTTTTTACCCAATCAAAAATAAATATTATTATTAACAAAGGAATTCCTATATGACGGTTAGTGCATTCACCGATAGTGCAAATAGATTAACTTACAGTGCTGACAGTTCAACAGTTGCATTTACCTTCAATTTTGAAATTGCAGATGAAGATTCAATTGAAGTTTACGTAGACAATGTTTTAAAAACAAAAGCAGCAGATTATTCTGTTTCCTTCAACAGTGGCGAAAGTGGCACTGGTTCTATTGTTTTTACATCTGCACCATCTTCAAGTTCTACAATTATTTTAAAAAGAGACACAAATGTAGTTAGAGCAACTGATTTTCAAACAAGTGGTGCATTCGTAGCATCTGCTATCAACAGTGAATTAGACAGAATTACACAAGGGTTACAAGAAGCTGATGACAAAATACAAAACAGAGTTTTGAGAGTTGATCATTTTAGTGGTGCTCCAACAGATTTTACTATTCCTTCAACACGTGCAAATACATTTTTAAAATTTGACAGTGGCGGCGATGTTACTGTCACAGACAGTTTTGAAGGTTCAACTATTACAACGACTGGCAACGCAACAGTGGGCGGAAATCTATCGGTGGCTGGCAGTGTATCATTTTCATCATTATCAGTAAGTGGTAACGTGAGTGGTACACTGACAACTGCGGCTCAACCAAACATCACATCATTAGGCACATTATCAAGTTTAACTGTAGACAGCTTAACACTTAATGACAATCAAATAGCATCATCAACTGGCACAATAGCATTAGACGACAACGTAACTGTAAATGGCAACGTGACAGCAACTAATTTGGCTGGCACACTTACAACTGCGGCGCAGACGAACATCACAAGCATAGGCACACTATCAGCACTAACAGTAGACAACATTCAGCTTAATGGCAACACTATCGTATCTGACACTGGCACATTGGCGATTGATGACAACACAACTGTAAATGGCTCTCTAACGGCTACATCACTTGTTGGAACTTTAACAACTGCGGCACAAACAAATATAACAAGTTTAGGCACTTTGACATCGTTACAAGTAGACGGCGTATCTATCAATGGCAACGATATTTCAGCAACACGGACAAATGACAATCTGACATTGACACCGAGTGGCACTGGTGAGGTGGTTGTGAACGGCAACATCAGTGCTACTAACATTGCTGGTACTTTGACAACTGCCGCACAACCCAACATCACAAGTTTGGGAACGTTGACAAGTTTACAAACAGACAACATCAACATTAATGGCAACACGATTTCTACAACAAGTGGAAACTTAACGTTAAGCAATCTTACTTCCGTTTCAATTGATGATATAAATTTTGCAGACAATGTTATCAGTGCAACAGCATCAAATGCAGATTTAGAATTAGAAGCAGCTGGAACTGGACAGATTAGTGTTTCCAATCACAGAATAACAAACTTGGCAGATGCAGTTGATAACAAAGATGCTGTTTCAAAAGGATTTTTAAATACGACACTTACCAATGCTGGTATCTCACCAACTGGACAAACAACTTTTCAAAACACAATTGATAACGGAAGTTCAAAAGTTGAAGTAGAAAGTGTTGATGGCGATGTTCACATAACACTTGCAAGTTCATTATTATACAAATTTGAAAGTGCTGAATTTGAATCTGCTTTGCCAATAAGACTTACTGGCGATGGAGGATTTTTTGCAAACAAAGACACTGTGAGCACATCACAAACTGTAAACACTGGCAGTGGAGTGAACAGTGCAATTATAGGTGACTTGACGATAGCAAACGGCGCAACCTTCACAATAGCCAACAACTCAAATTTACGAGTGATTTAGTAAATACAAAGGAGCAATTATAAATGAGTACATTAAAAGTAGACACATTAAATGGTTCAACTGGCAGTACAATTACTGTGCCAAGTGGACAAACGTTGGCGGTTGCTGGTACACTTACTACAACTGGCACATTCAATCCAACAGCAGACATTTCTGTAAGTGGAAACATTTCCAACGATGGTGTACAAATTATCGACAACACAATCAGTGCTAGCAGAACAAATGATGATTTAGAAATATCAGCTAGTGGAACTGGTAAAGTAAAAATTGGAGTACTTAAATTTCCTACGTCAGACGGAAGTTCTGATCAAGTTTTAAAAACTGATGGAAGTGGAAATTTAAGTTTCGCAACCTTATCCTCAACATCCATATCGCAAAATAACACAAACGTGACTGCTTCAGATTCTGGCAGTGATGGAACTGTTACGATAACGTGTGATGGTAACACTGAAATGACTGTTACCGATGATGGCGTGAGAGTGCATGGCAATCTCACTGTTGATGGCACACAAACAATCATCAACACTTCTACACTAAGTGTTGAGGACAATATCATTGAAGTAAACAGAAACGTTTCTTCAAATGCTGGCATGCCAACGTTGAGTGGTTTGAAAGTAAACAGAGGTGAAGGTTCAAGTAGCACCGAACAAGATTTGTTTTGGGTGTGGGATGAAAGTTTTGCAGATGATGGCACTACAATTTTTGGAAATAGTGGCGGAGCATTCACTGCATTTAAAAGTGCCAACGATGGTGCAAGTGCGGCTACACTTGTTGACATAAGAGCAAACATCGTACACGCAATCGCAACTGGTGCACAATATTCTGACGTTGCTGAAAGATATGCTGCTGATGACTTTTTGCAAAAAGGAACAGTTGTATCAATTGGCGGCACAGAAGAAATCACAACTGCAACAGAAGAAATGTCAGAAAATGTTTTTGGTGTTGTATCAACACAACCAGCTTTTATGATGAATGCAAGTGCTGGTAACAATGATAGTCACCCATTTGTTGCAATGGTTGGTAGAGTGCCAGTTAGAGTTATTGGTTTGGCACGTAAGGGCGACAGACTTGTGTTGAGTAGCACAAAAGGTGTTGCACGTGTTGTACGTGCAAATGAAAACCCAACTACTGAACAAGTTATCGGTAGAGTTCTACAAGACAAGATAGATACTGCTGAACACGCAATTGAGTGTGTGGTGCAGTGTAGAGTTTAACGTTTTTTTACAACGTCATCATCTTTAACTTCTTCAATAAAAATTTGTTCATCGTCGTATTCTTCTCTCAGCCAAGTTGCTTTATCTTCATTTTGAAAATCACCGTTAGACATTAAAGAATATAACAGTACCCAATCTTCTTTTTTTTCTGTCATCTTTTCTGGTAAATGTTTGACTGACTCTGAACTATCTTGTTTAGCATAGTGCATTAAGTCATTCCAATTTTCTTGTGTCATTTCAAATTCTTCCCAATATGTGTCTTCCACTTTGTTGTAAACACGTTTTGTTACTTTGAATTTTTTTGTCATTATCCAAATATCCAAACGTTAATACCAGCAACGGCAATGATTGCTACGAATATCCAAAACACTGGTATTAAAGTTTTCAATTGCCAACGCAGTGATTTTGAATAATGTTTCTTCTCGTCTGTCATTTATCCTTGCCAATTATTGTTGTGCCAATAGGTTGCTAGTCTTGTTAAAAATTCAACGGCACAAGCTTCTTCTTCATCACTTATGTCGTTAAATTTACCATCGTCATCTACATCAACTTTTTCATCTTTTTCATCAGCTAGCTTGTCAATTGTTTTTACCCATAAGTGATGAAATTCGTTTTCTCTAAACCAACCATCTTCCATACCTTCTGCATCTGTTGAGATAGAAACTTCAAGTGTGTCTTCTACCCATTTGTCATATTCTGTTGGATTTTTTTTGACAACATTATCTTTTTTCACTTTGTCAATTGTCCATTTCCAAAGTTCATCTGCAAGTTCTTTTTGTGTGTTGTCTGTCATTTGTAGACAAATTACACGATTAATTTAATTCAAACAAGCCATTGCCAAACGTTGCATTTTGTGTGCTGTCATCTATGCATACCATATTCACAAGCTCCCTATCCAATGCGTTCTCGTCTTTGCAGATTGCAGTGCTGAAATCCTTAACTATGCGATTGAACATATCGATCTGCCTTGTAGTCAAATCGTTGTTTTTGCGTTTGTTGATTTTTTTCACAATGCCACTGAGTGCATCCAACATCGAAATTGGCTCATCGTGCTGATTGCTTTTGTGAGGATATTTGTCTTTTGTTAGTATCTCCAATCTTTCAACAAAAGCAGTTAGACTTTCTCTTTTGCCATTAATCACACCTCTTTCCAAAAGTGTCGTGTAAAAAGTTATGATATGACTTGTGAGTCTTTTGTACTCACTTTCAATCATATTGTAATAATCTGTTGTGTTCTGTTTTGTGAGTTTGTTGTAGTAGTAATCCATTTCATTTCCTTTCTGTTGTTTTGAGATGAACTGCGTTCATCTACTCGTTTGCTTTCGCAAACTCGTATTTCTTAAACTGTTTACTTTACAGTTCTTTTGACATACTTCGCCCATTACGGACAAAGCATAAAAGTCTTTACAGACTTCCGACATATTGCATTAGACAACTAAAAATTAGCAAGGCGGTTATTCTGTACCTTTTAAGTCTGCTTCGTAACGGAAATTAATCAAAGCCAATGCAACGACTTTCAATTAATCTGATGTTGTATCTTTTTCACAGTGCATCATCGTTTGTGTTTGTGTTTGTGCAACTTGGGATAATTTTTTTGTAACGACTTGCAACGTTTTCCCTTACTAAACAGTGTTGCTATATTGCCTAAGTGATTGTGCCTATAAAAGTATTTATGTTTGCCTATAAAATAATTTTACTAGATGTAGGAAGAAAATTACAAGTGGTAAAAAAATTTATTTTACCAACCCACTTTGTGGTGAGCTCGATAGGGCTCGAACCTATGACAGCCTCCTTAAAAGGGAGGTGCTCTACCAACTGAGCTACGAGCCCACAAAGTACGATTGTTAATACTATATTTTCCCAAAATTGCAAACACAAGGAATCGCACACATGCAAAAATAATCGTTGGTATTTGCGGATTAAATTTTTTTGTTTCTGTTATTTTTTCACTTTGTTCTTGTATGTGTGCAAAAAAGTTTACAAACTTACACTGTATATTTGTGCGTGCATTTTTTGCACACAGAACAGCACACAATAAACTTTGCACAAACACCGCACACAAACAAAATATAGCCGTTTAACCGCACTAAAAGCTAAAAATATGAGGTGTGCAGTTTATTAAAAGTAACTTGCACACATTTATTTTAAACGTTTTTGAATGGGTTGGTAAAATAACTTCCATAAAAACTTGCTTTTTAAAACCGCAATAAGCTATAATTTACGTAAGTCTATCGTAGGATTTTTACACAATCTGTGCACACTAAAAATTATGTGCAAAATTTTACCAATTATTTTTACACACCGTGTAGTTATTTTTCGTATTTTTTGCACACTTTTTTACACACTAACGAAAGGAGCACGTGTATGAAACCTAAACTAAAACTTGTAGATAATTTTACAAGTTCAACAGCACCATCAAAGATTGTTATACAAAAAGGTGTTGTTATTAAAAAAAGAGAAAACAGTGATGCTTGGCAAATTTACATTACTGTGAAAGGCAAAACGCCAATAAGAAAAAGTGCCAATACCGACAATGTTGAAAAGGCAAAGCAGATGGCACTTACTTTGTTTGCAGAAAAAAACTACAAAGTTGAGAACAATTTGCCTATCCAAAAGCATCTGTTTGCAGATGTTGCTAACAAGTACATTGCTGACTTAGACAGATTGGTGAGCAATGGTGCAAAAAAAGAGGCAACTGCTACGTTTGCTAAAACAACAATCAGTAACTACTTTGTACCCTACTTTGGTAAAACTTCTGTTGAAGCAATAAACAGAGTTGCTATTGCAGATTTCCAAAAGTGGAGAATTGAGAACAGTGTAAAATTTGAAGATGGTGTAAGATGCAAGCCGAGCACTGCAACTCTTAACAAGGAAGAAACTGAACTTAACAAGATGTTGGAGTTTGCACTTGATAAAGGATACATCAGTCAAAAGCCTTCTATCAAAAAAACTAAAGTTAAGTCTAATAGACATCCTCACTTTACTAAGCCAGAGTTTAGAAAGCTAGTTAGAAAGTTGCGTATGTTTATTGAAGCAAGTCCAAATGCAAGTATTAGACAACAACGTGTTTTGATGTACAGTGCGATTGCGATACTTGTTGGCACTGGCTTACGTCCACACGAACTTATGCCAGACTCAGAAAAAGCTAGCAAAGGTTTGAAATGGAAAGATGTGCGTATTGTAGACAACGATGAAAAGGTTGGCAAAAAATACGTGAAAATCCATATCCACAAACTTAACAGCAAGACTGGTAAGGCACGTGATGTTTATGCTAGTGGTAGTGTGCATTGGCACTTTACAAGACTGCGAGAAAAACTAGACACTAGATGGGTTGAAATACAAAAAATTTTCAACAGTGATTTTAGACGTAGTTTCAAAAGTTTTCTAACTTGGGCAAACATGAGAACAAATGCAGAAGGTGAAAATTACTGCATGTATTCTTTCAGACACAGTTATGCTACTTGGAAAATAGAAGCTGGTGTTCCAATCAAACAACTTGCAGACGTGATGGGTAATTCAGTTGCAATAATTGAAAAACATTATTCACACGCATTAACTGCAAACTTTAAAGAAAACTTCATTTAAACACACACTGATAGGTATTAAGATTTTTACCTATCAGTGTGGCGGCACATTCACATAAATATTTTGCTGGTGTTGCACGTTACTTCCATTCGGCATATATCGACATCCGTAACGTATTACTTGCAAGTTTGTCAAACTTGGCTCTCATACACGTGCTTATACAGTTGGTTAAGTTTGGCGCAACACCAGCACAACAAAAAGGAATAGAATGAAAAACAGAATAGAACAAAAATTTTTAGAAGTGCTAAAACAATTTGCAGATGGTTATTGGACAAATGAAATTGAACAGGCACACGAATTATTTGATACACCTTACCCACCAAAAGATGACAAAGATTACATAAAGAAAACTACTTTTTTAGACAATGCTAAAAGAAGCAAATTACAGATGCTTAAATATTTGGCACAAGCAAAAAGTGGTGCACTACATCCTACTGGTGAAAATTCACAAGAAGAAAAACAAGAAGCAAACAAATTGATAACACTGGCTGAAAAGAGAATTACACAAAATTAATGAACAAGTGTTATGGCACATCTTCCGTTTAGAATTTTTTTAGATACACAGAATATCATTTCACAACAATCAACCCCACCCTTTCACGTAGAAATTTGCGATTGGTTAGAAAGCACCAACGATGACAGCAGAAGATTGTTGCAAGTTTTTAGACACGGCGGCAAAAGTTATATAATTGGTGCGTACGTGTGTTGGAATTTGTTACAAAATCCAAATTGGACTTGCTTGCTTATATCTGCAAAACGTAACTTAGCACTGCGAAACAGCTTGTTCATACGTTCAATGATAGAACATCATCCACTGTTGCAACATTTGAAATCAGACTTGTATCAATGGAAGTCAGAAACGTTCACTGTTGACAGAGATGTTATGCAACTGAATCCATCTGTTACTGTGACAAGTTTAGGTGCAAGTTTTACTGGTTATCACTCTGACATGATTATTGCTGATGATATTGAAACAAGTGACAACTGTATTTCAGAAGCACAAAGGATAAAGATAAAAGAACGTGTCAGTGAATTTGGAAAACTTTCAAATAGAATTTTATGTGTTGGAACACCACACACAGAAGATACGATTTACAACCATTTAGAAGATGTTGGATATGAGGCGAAAAAAATACCAGTTATCAGAACACGTGAAAAACTGTTGGCAGATAGCACTGTTGATGAAGAAGAATATCTTGCTTGGCAAAATCACCCACAAGGTATGTTCACGCACAAATGGTTAGAACAACAACGTATGGAAACAACAGATGGTGACTTCAATTCACAATACATGCTGATACCACAAACAACTTATCAACCATTGGTACAGCTAGAAAAAATCAATTACTACAAAGAAGACTTTTTATGGAACTACGTTTCACAACCTTTTGGCAACTACATTGCAGACTGCAGATTAGGCAAGAAAAAAATACAACGTATCTGTGCGGCTTGGGATGCTGCGACTGGACTTAAAGGCAGAGACAACAGTGTTTTAAGTATTTGTGCAAAAGATGAAGACAACAATGTTTATGTGCACGATGTTGCTGTTTTGTCAGCTGTTGATGACGACAGAAGTTTTGATAATCAATGCAAAGAAGTGATAGCTTTGTGTGCGAAGCATAAGATTGGACACGTGTTTGTGGAAGAAAACTTTAGTTCAACACTTGCAAATGAACTGAGACGTGTTGCACGTGAACTTAAATTAGCAATAAATGTCATTCCAAAATTTAGAAGTCAGAACAAATTGCATTTTATCGCACAAACATTGGAGCCAATCATAAAAGTTGGCAAGATGTATGTGCATGAAAGAGTGAAAGATAACAGTCCATTTTTAGATGAACTGCAAGCATTTCCACGTGCAAATAAAATGGATGACTGCATTGATGCAACAAGTGAAGCAATAAGTCACTTACCAGAATTGCAAGTAGATATTTCTAAGCTTGCAAAAATTCACAATCCTCTCCAACAAAACTTTAAGAACTTTTCAATATCGGAAGGAATGAACTAATCTTAAGCCGTCTTGTGATAAATATTTTTAGTTTTTTGTACAAGAATATTTATTATTTTTTTTTTGTATATACGCACGCACGTGCGAAAGAGATTTAGAAAGAAGGAGAAATTTTTATGTGTGCACCAAGTCGCCCAAGTCCACCACCAGCACCACAGCCAGCACCACAGCCAGCACCAACTGAAACAACAGACAGAAGTGCGAGACGTGTGGGCAGAACACTGAGACAAGCATCACCATCACAGAGAGGCAGAGGTGTTTTGATAAGAAGTAGAAATCCACTTGGCATCGCAAGTGATAGAACACAGAATTTAGGAACGAGACGAAGTTTATTGACTGCAATTCCAAATCCATTAACAGTTCAAATTGGGGGTTACTAGTATGTGTCTTCCAAAACCTAAAATGCCAGACTTCAATGCACAAATGAAAGCACAACAAGAAGAACTTGCAAAACAAAGACAAGCTGATGCAGAAGCAGAAAGAGACGCAACTATGAGGAAGGCAAGAGCAGATGCAAAAAGATTACAGAAAAGAAGACGAGGCAGATCAACACTTATTTCTCGTACTGGCGGCAGTGGCAGTTTAGGTATTTTAGACTACACGCCAACAACAGCTGGCTTACGTCCACTGGGTGAAGGCACACTAGCATAACAAACTCAATTATGAAAACAGAAATAATCCAACAGACTTACAAGTTGGCGAAAGCCGCACGTGAGAAACACGAAGAAGAAATATCAGAAGCATACAAATTCACACGTCCAAACAGAGACATTTGGAGAAACAGAGAAGCACAAACAGATAGAACAAAAATATTTGACAGCACTGCACCAGACAGTGTGCAGAACTTAGTTTCAACAATATTAAACTTGCTTATCCCACAAAACCAACAATGGGCAAATTTAAGTGTTAGAGAAGATGTAAAAGAAGAAGTTGCAAGTGACATCAAAAGACAGTTAGACAGAGCAAACAGAACAGTTTTTAAAACAATCAGAGATAGCAATTTTTACATTGCGGCATCGGAAAGTTTAACAGATGCAGTGATAAGTGGTTGCGGTGCTATTGGTATGTATGAAACTGAAAATGAAATAGAATTTATTGGTATACCAACTTATCAACTTTACTTTTTAGACAACTACAAAGGTGATGTTGATTGTGTTTTTAGAGAACATCAAGTCACAGCACAATACTTGTTTGAGAACTACAAAAACATACCAGACACAATAAAGAAAGCCGCAACAGAAGCACCACAAACAATGATACCAATTACAGAAAATTGTATGAGGGCAACTGGTGAAGAAGATTTTACTTACACTGTTATGGTTGGCAAAGAACTTGTGCCAATATTTCAAAAGAAAATGAAAACACAGATGTTTGTTGTTTTTAGATTTGGCAGAACAATTGGTGAAGTTTGGGGAGAGAGCCCAACACGTATGGCTTTGCCTTACATTAGAACAATCAATGAAGCAACTATGTTGCAGATGCAAGCCGCAAGTTTCAGCAGCTTGGGTGCTTGGCAAGTTAACAGTGAGACAGCAGTAAACTTCGCAAACGTTAGATTGAAAGCTGGCGATGTAATTACAGTTGATCAACCACTACAGCCAATACCATTTGCTGGTAACTTCACAATCACAGATGCAACAATACAAGATACTCGTGCACAGATAAGGCGAATGATGTTCAATGATGTAATCTTGCCACCAGAAGGTTCGCCTACTATGACTGCAACTGAGATACAGATTAGGCAAGC